CTCCAATAATAATTCGCAATAGTGTATAATCTTTTTTATATCTTCTACACCGTTCTTGTTTCGATGTCGAGTTGCATACTTAATAATATTACCTTCAATATATCCTAGCTTGTTTGCATGAATATACTCAAGAGGTTGTATAGGCAAGTCATAGTGGGATCCTCCTTCTTGCTTGTCTAGCGCATTGGCTGGACGCATTTTTGGCATTTCCCCACTAGGGGCTTCGTTAATATACTTTTTATCAGTCATGTATAAACTCCTTCATCATCGGAAAGAAAGGCTCGATAATATGCCCACATTGGCGAGCAATTTCTAGATGTTCTTTCTGAGTTCCTGGGGTTGTACGCACATCAACATAATGTATCCATGAGCGTAGCGTTCCCGCCATATAAAGCCTACTCTTTGTGAGACCTTCGGGAAGTACTGCTCGAGCTTGTTCTTTTGCAATACCTACTCCAATTGCCCATTTATATACTCCGTCTGCAACATCAATAACACGCTTCTGCTGTTGTACCCACATGTGATGCAGGCTTTCGTCCTCAGTTTCTACACTGTTCTGGCGATTCTTTTCATCTTGCATACGAGTTTCTCGTAATTCAAATGGAAAGCCCATCGCCGCAGGGTCGGCGTAGCGTTGGCTAAACTCTTGAAAAGCAAAGCTACGGTGACGCACTATCTGATGTGCTATGTCACGAGTAGTATCAATCTCTAGCGTAAGAGATACCATTTCAAACGGGCTCCAGTGCTTATGTTTGATTAGATACTTTACTAACTTCTCAGAAGTTTTACTATTGTTTTGGTTACTAGGATTAGATACCCTAGCCATCATAGCGATCTCTTCAATCAGATTATCGTGTGATGATGATATAAGTCGTACTGTCATGTTATTGTCCTGAAATCCGTTTATCATAGTCGGCTAGATCTTCGTTCCACCAAGGCGGCTTCTCTCTACCTTTCCAACTACTAATGGATGCTTTGTCTAGCATATAGAAATTTCTGTAAGACCACACAGGGTGATCAGTGTCTACTAAGCCTCTAGGCATGTTGTCTGTCATTGCTAATTTGAAAGGGGTTTCCCCTACATCTTTCATGTGTATCAACTCAGGCAGATTTCTAATTACCTCAAAAGACTTGTGTGAACCTCCAGTTCTGTATGCTTGTTCTATAGACAAAGCATGAGCGTAGCAAAATGCCCACTCATAGTTGGCTACAGACTCTCGCATCCATACTGTGGAAGGGTGATTATGATGACACGCTAAGTAAGGAAAAATTCTGCTTCCCATAGTTAACGGACGCTGTTCTTTCATAAACACTTTGAGTTTTAAATGCTCTTCAGGTGTCAACTTTCTAGGCACATAGCCTAGCAGATAATCAATCCAATGATTAGTACACATCATCTGAGCACATTCTAGCTGCATCTTACCAACATGTTTGTCGATATGGTACTCAGCACACTTGTCGAGNTCNTCGTCAAGTTTAAATAAATTCAATGGTAGTCTCCTAAATTTGAATAAGTATTATACTAAAATTTNGGAAGAGTGTCAAGAACTATTTTGTGGTCTACTGAACCAACCGCTCACTGCCATACGAGGTTCTGGAGCGAGACTAGAAACCTCACTGATATAGTGATCTACTCCGTCTTCTCCTAAGTATAGAAGCACTAAGGAGTTGTACTCTGGCAGTATCACGGTAGGGTTCTCACTATCAAAAACGGTTAGGCAACCTCCATACTCATACTTCCAATCTTTAGAGAGGTTGAAAATATAAGCTACATCAAAGTTAGGATCCGGATGTATACTAAGAAAATCCCCATGCCCATATACACTTGCGAAGTCCTCTACTAACTCTAAACCTTCTAATCCTGCAAGATTTCCTATAAACTCTAAGAAATCAGGGGTAGTGAGTATCTCTTTTCTGAGATAGCACATAGGGCAATCACAGGTTTCATCTGTACACTTTACAAGTCTTTTTAGCCTGTAAGTAAAGTGTCCTGCCAGTAAACTTTCTTCTAGCTTTTTGTGTATGTTTGTTTTTAGGAACTCGTCTTTTATAGTATTATCAGAATAAGAAGGTCTATCCCCCGAGCCAAATTTATAGTAGTGCTTCCACTTGTCTGCTTTAACACTTTCTATATGCGAAGAGAGCCTGTCTGCAACATCAGGATGTAAAAACTCTTTAATTACTTGGTACTTCACTCCGCTTATCCTTGAGGTCACGTATTGCTGTCTTAATCGCATCTTCGGCTAGAACCGAACAATGAATCTTAACAGGAGGAAGAGCTAGCTCAGAAGCTAGATCAGTATTCTTAATCTTATATGCTTCATCGACATGTTGCCCTTTTACCCACTCTGTTAGAAGTGAACTAGAGGCTATGGCGGATCCGCACCCGTAGGTCTTGAACTTTGCATCTGTGATGATATCATTCTCATCTACAAGAATCTGTAGACGCATTACATCTCCACACGCTGGAGCACCTACCATACCCGTACCGACGTTCGGAGCACCCGCATCGAGTTTACCCACATTGCGTGGGTTATCGTAGTGATCCATTACTTTATCACTGTACGCCATCTTCAGGTTCCTTTGCTTTAGTTGTAACTTCTCTGTAGTATATAACTACATCTCCTAGCTGACTAATGTATCTTTTAATCTCTTGAGTATTATAACTCATAAGCTCATAGTCTGCAACAGACATAGCAACAAACACAAGGTCTCCCCCGTGTTTCTTTTTTATATCATCTACAAAGCGGTCAAAGTAAGTATAGCCTTCTGGATACAAATCCTCTCTGCCTAACTTACAATCTCTTTCCTTTGTTTCAGGGTCTTTTTTGCACTCCTCCACAATCTTAGCATCAGATACTACATACCACTTTGGCTCTTTTAGGTTCAAAGAACGAGGCATAGTAGGATGCACAACATCAATAGCTACAGGTTTCGTTATAATCTGTACTTCACGAGGAGGTAGAGGTTTAGGAAACAGTAGGCTACAGCTACTAGTTAATATCAGGATTGCTGATAGACTTGCTAACGTCTTCAATTGCATCAAACACCTCCTTTGTAGCTCTATTGGCTCTAAGTTGTATACTGCCAGGTCTAGCACTTGCTATCTTGGCGAGATTGTGTCTGCGAAAGATGTCGAGATACTCTGACATTTGCTCTTCTGCTCTTTGATTCCTAAGCTGTAAGCCACCGAGAGCTTTAGTTGTAGTCTCAAGGTTTTCTTGAATTGCAGCGATTGCTGCTTTTTGTTCTTGGTCTCGCAGGTCTTGTGCGAGTATTACTGCTGTTTGTTCTTCTATCTTATTTTTCATAGGTACTATAGCAGTCTGGTAGTAGAAGTAACCTCCCATTCCCATTGCTGCTATAATTCCTAGTAAAATTTTAGACATTTTCCATTCTTACCATAAGCCTTTCAGCTCTGTTGCCTACTTGCTTATGCCACTTAGAGTCTCTTCCTTCAATAGCAGCGAATCCCCATGCTTCTTTATCGAGGGCTTTCTTGAAGTTTTTAAAACCACTAAGTCGAGGACGCCCAAGATTAAACATCATATTGACGAGTATTTCTTGGACCTCCCCTGGGTAGGTGTCCCACAAATCATAAAGAACCTTACATTCTGCAATAGAAATGTCCAAATCTCTTTGGAATGCTTCTGTCACTCTATCTTCGCTTACGGCAGTGCCGATTTTGCATCCGTGCTCTGGATCTGTGTCCAGCACTAGATGTCCTATACCGAAGGTGGCATATCCAAGGTGGTCTAAGTATACTTTATACTCTACACCTTCATCTATTTCTAATTGCTTCTGTACTTGTTCTCTGTTCATGGGTGTCTCCTATATTACACTCCTGCGCTGGCGGTTATGCTTATAATAATAACTGGCAAGGCTAAACAACTTATCATTGTAACCACATCACATAGAATGCAAGCGGCCTCTTTACTGGTTTTCACTAACTCTTTCTCCATTTAGCTCGGGCTAGAATAGCCCATATATAAGCTACTCTAGGCGAGCTTATTTTACCTACACGAAGTTTCTAACCAGGTCTTCGTATCCACCT